ATTTACCTGGCTATTTATACAGTCTACAGACCAGACACCATATGTGCTTGGTGAAGCAGTGCGTAAAAATCTTTTACCACCTTTAGGCTATTCTGCATTACCAAAAGAAATTAGGAAGAAGATACCAGATGAATATAAATACTGGTTAGAAAAAGATAGAAAAAAGGCAATACAAATGCGTAATGCTATTTTGGAATTGGATTTAATAACCAAGAATACTGGTAAATTCTTCTTACATAGAAGATACTGGTTAGACCCGCAGCATAAGATAAATAGATTTGGACCGACAGAAGAAGTGTATGATTTAACTATTCTAGATGGTAATAAGTTAGTGCATTATTCTATATCAGAAGACCCAGCAGATAGTTTTGGATTTGCTGGATATAAAACTGATATAGATAAGAAGATTATTGATATCAAAGAACAGACTAAAATAGAACCAAAGACAATGCTAAATCCATCTAAAAATACACCTTGCTGGATAGAATTGATAGATAGTGGTAATTGTGAGATATATCAAAATTCTCCTGAATTTCTAAAAGTAAAATTTAAAGGTAAGGTATTGAATTGTTTATATACTGCAAAGAAAGAAGAAAATACTGCGTTTTGGCTATTCGAAACGTCTAAAACACCAGCTGATACAGTTTTACCTATAATGAAATCAGATACCTTCCGTGGTATAGTTACTGGACCTGTATTGATACCTGATAGAGTAGATAGACAGGGTCATATAATTACTAAAGAAGAAATTGAAAAAGCTATGTTCGATTTTATGCGCAATTCAAGGAATATAGGTTTTATGCACCAGAATGAATATGTAAACGACGAAGTTACTATTCTTGAATGTGCAATACAAAAAGGCGATTACAGATTAGATAATGGAAGAGTTATACCAGACGGAACTTGGTATCTTACAATAGAAGAAAAAAATCCTATTCGCAAAGAGCTGATTAAGCAAGGCAAGATAAGAGGCTTTTCTATCAGAGCATTTGGACGTATGAAGGTCATCGAATGGAGATAGTAGTCGTGGTCCGCTATTGTAATAGAGGAGTTGCATTATGAGTGAGATGAGTGACAAAGTAGGTCTGTTGTTCGATTTACATATGTTGGAAGTCTCCGAGGTAAACGAGCCTGCTATCGGAGAAGAATTCTATATAGTCAAAAGAGAGGGAAGTATGGAAGATTTAATATCAGATGAAGTTTTAACAGAAGTCGAGAAGAAGCTAGGCAAAGACGCCAGAGAATCAATTAAACAAGCAATAAATATTTTACAGCCATTATATAAAGACGCACCAGACGATATAAAGAAAGCCATAGAGACTTTAGCTGGTTTCATAGGTGTATCTATTAATGATAAGTATCCTTATCCAGAAGTAGAGAAAGAAATTACTAAGAATTTAGAATCTAAGATGAATACAGTATTAAGGTTACTTGAAAGGCTTGCTGAAGAACTAGAGAAATTAAAGGCTGATATCAATGCCGAGAAAGAGAAGAAGATGGAAGTTAAGAAAGATGTAGAAGTTAAGACCGAAGAAGTTAAAAAGTCAGAGGAAGAATTACCTCCTGAAAAGATTGATGAATTGTTGAATTTGATGAAAGAAAAAGTTGAAGAGAGAAATGCAATTGTTAGTGGTTTGAAAAAACTTATAGAGGAGAGACAATAATGAGTGAAGTAATGCAGAAGTTTGAAAGTTTAGTAGAAGTATTAAAGAATGACAGAACCAGCGAGCTAGCCGACTTAATAAGGGCTTCTTTCAATGAAGCAAAGAAAGAACCAGAGAAATTCACCTATGAATTTAATAACCCTGCTATTGACGAGGCTAACGATAACTTGTATCTATTATCTAAAATACTGAGGAGAGAACCTACACAGTTGAAATACTATGAAAATGTATATAGCAAGTTAATATCTAAGGCATTTACGGCTGGTACTCCAAGTTTAGGTAAAGAATTTGTTCCAGAAGAGCTGTCTACCAGAATTCTTGAAGTATATAAGCAGGAATTAAGAGTTGCAAGGCTTTTCGAAACAATAAGTATGCCATCTAATCCATACCTGATGCCAGTTATGCTAAATGACCCTATGGCTATATACAGAACAGAAGGAACTGGTTCGCTTTCAGACCAGGCTACAGGCACAATTACCGCTGCGTTGACATTTACCGCTAAAACATTCTTATATTTCACAAGGATAACTGACGAGGCTACTGAAGACCTAATAGCACCAGCACTTCCTGCTATTAAAAGATATATAGCACAGTCACTTGCTAGGGCATTAGAGACTACAATAATCAACGGGGATACCGCTGAAACACATATGGATGCTGACGTGACTGGTGCAACAGATGCTAGAAAGGCATTTAAGGGACTAAGAAAATATGCTAAAGCTGGTAGACTGGAGATAAGCGCTGCTGACCTTTCAGATAAAACAAAAGCATTAAGTGTAATAAGAGCTATGAGATTAAAGATGAAGAGATTTGGACAGAATCCTAGCAATCTTGCACTTATAGTATCTAATAGTGCATTTGTTAAACTATTAAATACTGATGAAGTTCTTACATATGATAAGTTTGGACCTAATGCTACAGTAGATAGTGGTATCCTTGAAAGAATAGACGGAATTCCTATCATAGTAAGTGAATTTGTAAGAGAAGACCTAGCAACAACTGGAGTTTATACAACAACTGATTTAACAAATACAGAGATACTTATGGTTTATACACCAGCATTCTTAATTGGACAGAGAGGCAGCGTAAAAGTAGAAGAGGCAAGGGATATTTCTACCACATCTAATATGCTTGTCACTTCTATGCGTAATGACTTTGAGCCTATGCTCACACCGTCTGTTACTTATCCAGTTGTAGTTGCTGGTATCTCTATAGCCGTATAAATCAGTGGGAGGCTTTTGCCTCTCACTACCTAAAAAATGAGATATATCAATTTAACAGAATTACAAAATTTTATAGGTTCTAATAATGCACAGCTGGAATTTTTAGGAAATTCAGCTGAATCTATTATTCTTAAACAGCTTGATTGGACATTCCTACCAGCCAAAGAAGTTACTATTACGTCTGTATCTGGACTTCTAACTATTGGTGAACAATATCTATCAGAAATAACATATATATACTTGAATGGCACTGTATTAGATATATCTGAACTTACATATAATTTAGTTAATGGAACTATTAATGTAGATATAGATAGCACGTATGTTATCAGATACTTAATCACTAAAGAAGTAACTGTTGCTTCTGTAGACTTACTGATAACACTTCCAGACCAGGATATAACAGAGATAACATATCTAGAAAAAGACAGTGTAATATTAGATATAAATGATTTCATATATGATTTGGTTAATGGCACTATTACAGTTTTTGAAGATGGAACGTATACTATTAGATATACGCTTACCAAAGAAGTTTCTATCGATTCCATAAATGGGCTTATAACACTTCCTGACCAGAATATAACAGAATTAAAATATGTATACAGACAAGGCATAGAACTTGATATAGAAGATTTCACATATAACTTAACTGATGGCACTATCATAGTAAATATAGACGGAATATATACTGCAAGATATATACCTACTATTGAATTTAAAGAAATACACACGATTAATTCAAGATACTTCAATCCAAAACATTATCCTATAAAATATGTAATAAGTGTTATGGATACTATTAGAAATGTAGAATTAGTAGATTTTGATATTATAGACGAACAGGTTTTAGCCTTTTATGCTCATATACCACAGCCTGTAAGATTAGAAGTAATATATCGTTCTGGTATAGGATTAAAAGAAGATATTAAATACGCAATTATGATAACTGTTAAATCGTGGTTCAGAAATTATCAAGAAAACCTAAATAATGTATCAAGTTATGCAATAGGAGACGAACGAGTTACATTCTCCAAAGATTTACGTAGCCTACCAATGGAAGCAAGGGAAATTATTAATGAATATCAGAATAAACGAGTTACTTGGTATGGGAGCATTCTATGATTGGACCAGTGCAGGAGTTTAAAGTGTATTCCAAGACTTTGATATCTGACGGATTAGGTTCATATACTACTGAATATGTTTTTGTTAAAACAGCTAAAGGTGTAATATCTAATCCTTCAAGTAAAGTTAAGGCACTAGCTAATACTCCTTCACTAATAGGAAGATATGTTATCTATACAGACGATATAGATATAAAACCTGACAATATCATAAATATCGGTGATAAGTATTTTAAAATTATAGGATATCGGAATCCTAATTTTAGAAACCACCACTTAGAGATTACTGTTGACGACGCAACAGATATAATCAATATTAAACAATGAAACTAGAATTTAAAATTAAATCCGATATAGATAAAATGGCTATTAAACAAGCTATTTATCAATTTGGGAAAGATGTAGTTAAAGAAACGTCTGAAGTAATTGTAAATGAATCTAAAAATTACTTAACTGAAACCGATAGAGTGCATACAGACCCAGATAGCCTCTTTACTAACTTTGTTGTTGAAGAACCAGTTATTACAGATAATGCTATCATTGGTAAAGTATGGAATCATTCTCCACACGCAGGTGTTCAAGAATTTGGACGTAGTAGACCATATCCATTAACAATTACAGAAGAATTACAACAGAAATATGAATGGGCAAAGAAGTTTGAGATTGGAGCTATAGTATGGACTTATATGAAAGCACCTACAATTCCTCCTGGAGTAGAAGTGATAAACAAAGAACGAAAGAGAGGTGCGCATCCATTTATGGCAGTTGGTTTAATAAGAGCATATAAATGGCTTCAGAGGACATATTGTCAACAAAGATAAATACTGTTTTAACTAAAATATATTCTAAATTATCTACTTCACTACAGAATGTTAATGGCGTATATCTTGAATATGTTCCAGATGTATTTCAGTATCCTATAGTAATTATTAGACATCTTCAAACATTGCCTTCTGGTTATCTGCCAGCCAAGACTTCTGCTACACTAGAGGAACACCATATTAGTATAGCAGTTTATTCTAATGACTCCTCTGCTACAATAGCGTTAGGAATTGGGGCACAGATTATTAATCTGCTAGACGAGCAAAATCTAGATGCCTCAATGATACAGTTGACTAGATATTATACACAGTTGATAAGAGATGATACAGAGTGGGTTTATACTTTGAGATACAAGGTTGTAACTTATTAGTTTGGAGGTAATATAAAAATGGCTGTATTTAGTGGAAGTAGAGGAATGGTTTATGCTGGTGCAACACAGGTTGCTAATGTAACCAACTGGTCTCTGACTGTAGAAGCAGATAATCTTGATTCAAGTGCAATGGGAACAGAATGGAGAACCTTTATCACTGGTATAAAGCAGTGGTCTGGAACTATAGATGCACATTGGGAT